CAAGAGTTAGTATAGTCCGAGGATATATACTAACTTGCTGTATTTGATCTTTCAGGGATGCGCTAGAAGAAAAGTTAAAGTTTAGGTTTTCTTCGAAGCATTTTGCTAAAAATGTATTAGTACTACTTAATTCTTGTGAATTGCTGTTAAACACAGAACCGGTATAAACAGTTGAGTCTATTACATTGATAAGTCCTGAATAAGATGATCCATTGAGGGTAAAATCAGATCCATCGGTGTATTTAAAGTATGATATCACAATATTTCGATAGTATTTATTGTTGCGTTTAGAGGCATTACATCAACTAACTCCGCCTTTATGGTTTGTATGAGTTCGTCGCGGTCGCTGTTAGAGACTTCTAATCCATTCAAGAAGACATCGAATGTATTAGACTTACTAAAGTTCGAAGACTCGAGAATATTAATATGTTTAACATTATCTGTTCTATTTCTCATACCACACGGAAGTGATATTGAATATGTATTGTAAATAGTGTTGTATTTTGTTACAAGTAACTCAAGTTCTTCTGATGTAAGCGGAGCCAGACTCAAAAACACATCTGATAAGTAGTTAGAGCTTTCTTTAAGCGGTTGATCATTTACAACGAAGTCGCCATACACAATTACATTATAGGTAAGCGGTTCAATGACTTCATTTATTACATTGTCTTCGTTTAGGAATACTTTAACCTCGCCTATATTGTTGTCAACATGACACACAACACTGTTTTTTGATCTAGCAGGCAAGCTAATAGTTTTAGTAAAGGGGTTATACCTCGTTTTTAAATCGCTGCTAGCTACAGAAGCGTCGCTAGCTACAGAATTATAGAATGTTACAGTTATTATGATAGTGTCGTTATTGTATTCTACCTTTAATCCACCTTCAATAGAGTTGAACTTACTATACAATGTTATAAAGTCAGTTCCAGCATATTGATTAATATAAAATCCTAAAGTAAAGCCATTATTTCTATTAATTTGCGGATAATAGCCATTTATCGATGTGTCTACACTATTTTTTGATGTAAAGAAATCAATATTATCAATATCTATGCGATCATACACATATGATGCAGAAGGCTCGAAGGCAAAATCACTTAATTTATCAAAATATTGTGTTTCAGCAACATTAGTCTTGAGACCTAAGTTCGAATTAATAAGTTTTTCAACATAACTCTCAAATGTATTATTGTAGATTGACGCTGTTAGTGTCTGCTCCTTTGTAGTGAGATTAGGATAATAATATCTGTCAAGCCATGTGCATGTATCTGTAGTCTGGTTATAAGAAAGCCATGTACATAGATAGGTCGCACTCTCTCCAATATTGTTTATCTGTTCTTTGTATACTTTATCAGCATACTTAGGAGTAGATGAGCCGAAGGCACCATTTGCAATAAATGTTGTATCATTAACATTAAGAACACTAAATGGAAACAGTGTATCACTTGTTGTAAATCTGTTAATTCCTGGAACTATAACAAATGATTGGTTATAACACACATAGTTCAGTGAAAGTGTTGTGTCTTCTAACTGATCTATGTTGCGGTTTAAGGATGTATATGTTCTATAATTAGCAGCTGTATTGTCATTTGCTAGCCCAAGTGTATTAAACACACCAACTTCACCAACCTCACTGGTTTGGTTCTTTAGTAGCATGATATCATACAAGTTACTGTTATTATGATTTCTAGATAACAAGTAATTGTTGTTGAGGTTAGAAATTCTATCGTCTGCTGAAATGTTAAGACCTGATAGCGAGTAACTAATGTATTGCTGATCGATAAAATCTGGTAACTCTGTACCTACTTTTGTACTAATAGTAAAAGCATTTTCTAATATATTGTTAAACACATGTTGAGTGAAGTTGACTGCAGATAATTTACCCGCATTACTTGTAATAATAGAAGTATTGCCTGAGTTATCATACAATAAAACTAAATTATTACCATTTAGAATGTATCTGAAATAATGCTCATTAGATACAATTAAAGGTGCACGCTTGAGTTTGCAATCACCGTTATCAACAACAATATACCTTGTAGAAGTGTTGTCATCATACGAAACAGTGCAATATTTATTGTCTATCAAATCGATAGTAAATTGATTATTTACATCTTGTATTTCCTGAGAGAAAAATAACCCTAATTTAGTATCAATATACTTTAAAAGATCCGTTTCGCCTTGTGCAACACTTACAAAATTGTTTGTACCCTGTTGAAGGGTTGTAGTTATTTTAGTAGGCTTAATATCTGACTTTACCTCAGATAATATCTGACCTAGCTGAGTATTGTTAGTTAGATAGAAGTTCGAGTAGTTTTTTGCATGAATATCTGTTACACCAGACAATGCATTAGCAAAGCAAATAGCTACACCGCTTCCGAACAGTATATTACTCTGCTTAAATTCTGCTCCAGGGATGGTAGTCTTAAGTTCTTCAGATTTTATTGAAGAAGCACTTATTGATACATAGGTAGACATACAGTATATGTATATTTAGCTCTACACACTTAAAACTGTATCAATAACAAACCCTTCATTCGCAGTATGAAGAGATATCATGTAATCACCAGATAAACTTAGATTATTAACACTGAGCACATTCAAATCACCTGCTTTGTTTATTAACGAAGGGTTAGTAATGTTAATAGGTACAAGAAATCTGCACGATGTGTTATCAAAGTAATTTACAAGTAGTTGCGCTGATAAAATACGTGTTAACGCTACGCTAGACGGTGAGTATTCGTGTGAATATGGCTTTATAACTGTATAGTCATACCCGAATGATATTTCGTTTACAACATTTAGCTGATCTGAGAAGAAATCATTGGCGTAAAACTCATTATCAGTACCATCACCCCAATTAACTGTAATAGATAATAGAGGCTTGTCAGCAGACACAAACTGTGTATCGAGAACCAGGGTGGTTGTATCGTACATGTATGCTGTTGGCGAAACAACCAGAGTGGATGCGCTGTTAGAAGATAGATTTATTGTTTGTGTTGTCATAATATCATTGCAGATGTGCTGAATGCTATGGTTTGTGATGATAATAGTACAGAAAAGTTGCTTAGCGTACTTAAACTCGTGAATACTGTTGTATTACCTATACTATCTAAGTTTGTATATACAGATTTAGTAATAACATCACCCATTACATCCTTAAAGTTAATGAATACAAGAGTAGGAGACTTATTTTGATCTTTCGCAATATATGTAAGATTAAATGTTTGTGTTTCCTGCGTAAATGATATTACAGGAGCGGATGTCTCAGTGAATAGCACATTACTCTGTATAACATTATCGTCAACATATGTGGTATTATTCGGATATACAGTATGTACCTTATTATCTGCAAGGCTATACTTATAAATCATCGGAACGATTGATTGCGTATCTGTATTTGTTGTGTTGAATGCAGATAATGTAACAAAATATACATTAGAATCTACTTTATACCTGTTAGATAGTTTGTTGAACGGATTAGCGTTATATTCCACAACTCTTCCTTCTGTTACAAGTAAATCAGATGAATTAGTGCCTGTAACCTTATCTATAACAAGTAAAGAACTTGTCTGGATAAAGAGTGTATCATAAACAACATCAAAATCTCTTACACAGCTCGATAATTGCGCGATAACATTTGTAGTATAGCGGTTGCTTAGGTACGGTAGTGTGTTCAACAGTGTATCGACTTTTCCATTTCTGTCTTTTATGTATAATACACCATTCGTAGCGTCTCTAGTAACAAGATCAGCAGTAGTGCTGTTTGAAGACACATATTGTGTTACAGACTGAGGGTTTACTGCAGTCAGATCTAAAGATATTGTATCTAGATTGAATAAATCACGTTCTACAGGTATAATAGTCTTAAAGAGAGCGCAATCGACATCATCAACACCATTGTCTCCAGAAACTCTTACACTTTGTGTAAATCTAGCTGTAATACCCGGATAGAGAACAGTATCTCTTAACGGACGCACATAAGGTACTGCTGTAAACACGCCTGCTTCAAATAATTCACTGAAGTAGTATACACCAGTAGTTGATGTAGAGAATGTTGACAGGTCAGATGATATACTATCATTAAGAAGTTCAGTTCCTTTGATAACAAATGTAGCACAATCTCTAAATCCTAGATTGAGAGGAATTCTGTACTGTGTAGTTACATCAAAAGGTTCTTTTGCATATTGAAATGTATCTTTTGCAAATTTACCAAACTTAAGAGTGTATCTCGAACCGGTAGAACTGAATGCACCGGTAAATGTAGACAACCCAGGTACTATAATCTCATTTCCGCTTGATAAAGGCGTGAAATAGTTAAACGTATAACCATTACCGAAGTAACTATCAAAGAACTTATAGCCATTAAAGACATTTGTATAGTTTAGAATAGGTTCACCTACTGTTACTGTTGATTCAAAGTTATTAGCTTTTAATAGACCGTATCTGTTACCGAAAATATCGTCTGCAAAATTATGAAAGTAACCACTATTTACTATATCACTTATATCATAGTTTGGATTAAGTGACTTAAGTGAAGTATAACCATCAAACGTTATAAAGTTGTCAGATGTATTAGGACGATTTCGTGCGATGGTAAATAGATTACCATTTTTGAATGAATCTTCATTAAAGGAGAACGTAAGTACAGGTGTCTCGCTTCCGTACCTAAAAGGATCTGGGAAGTAATATGGCTTGTTGAAATCAGCTACATCAGCATCAAGAGTAAATGTAAATTGACCAGGTTCTACGATTATATTTGAGGTCTGAGGAGGTGTAAAGTAGCCAACATCACGTTTTGGTACAGTTACCTTGAATTCATCGGTAGTAGCTGATGAAGGAAAGTCTCTATTTAAGAAGTTAGACGCTGGTGATGTTGCTGCAAATAGCTTGTTGAATGATATATCGATACCAGTAAGAGCTATAAAACTCGTAACAGTAGTAGATAGAGTTGATTCAATTACAGGAGTTATAATCTGCGTATCACCTGCAGATGTTATAATAGTTATTGTAGGCGGTAGCTGAGGTGGTATTACTTCAGGTTCCTTTAGTAATATATTGATAAGCGATTGTCTCGCTTTTAACCATTGATCATAACCTAAGATGCTTGTTGAATAACTGTAACTATCATGAAATTGTAGCTCGTTATTGTTAGTCTTAGCGTATATAGCAGGTATACCATATAAGAAAGCTTCTATATTAAAATCTGTAGGTACAACTACATCTCTTGCTACAATATACCCGAAATCTTTTGCTGTATTTTTATTTTGAACAAACTCTTTACCGTTAATGCTCCAGATAATTTTATCGAACAAATAGATCTGTGACGGGTATCCAAGACTTAATCTAATATATACATCTACTACACCGTTCTCTTTGTAGACAGGTAGCATGCTAAGGTTATCATACTTTACGTATCCGTCAATACCTAATACAGGTTTAACGAAGTAGTTGTCAGCTGGATTAACTAAGCCATTATCAAAGTCGAGGTAATTTCGTGATCTATGATATTCAGAATAGATTGCTCCTGCAGCATCTTCAAAAACAAGAATACACCCTGGTAGGAATGGGTTGACATTGTGCGATGTGTATGTGTGCTTATGAGTAATGTACTGGTTAATGAACGGAGTAGTTTCATCGTACACAACAGGCGTCATATCATATGTGCCATCATCGTGATTCCAGAAAATATACTTCAGCTCACGCGTAACAGGAACCGTAAACCTACACTCAATAGGAAATGTATCTGTTGTACTCGGCGTTAGGTTGAATCCATATGTCTTTAGTTTAGAAACACTTATTGTCGGTACACTGACAATAATGTTAACGCGGTCTTGGAAGACGATATCTGGTGATTGTAAAGCTAGTTTATACTTTGTAGTACCTTTACGCACATAAAGTGCAGCATTTGGAGAGTAGCTAAGCTCTGAAGGTAATAAACGGTAGTAGTATACACTTTTACTAAGGTCTTCTGTTATAGGAGAACCTAAAACAGTTGTTACGCTAGTTGAACCATCACCGTACACCCACTCGATGTAATCGATATCTACACGACCAGCAATATTCGAGATAAGAAATTCAACAGGTGACGGTAAACTACTGAGAACTGACTGTGTAGTTCTTAATACAGGTAAATTGTTATCGGTAAATAGTAAATTTGTTCCATTTGTGGTTGTATATTCTTGTGAGATAGTACTCCAACCATCAGGAATGCTATATGTAGCATTTTCGTTACCAATTAAGCTACCAGGTAGGTAGTCAGGTGGAACCACCTTTGCGCTATTATAAACATTAAATGCAGTTTGTGTACCGACATAGCTTATATCATCAACAGTAGTAAGAGTAGCTTGTACATTGTATACACCTGCATTTTCGTACTGGTGTGTTATAGTAAACATCGGTGCAGCTACCTTTGCAATAGCTGCAGCTGTGTTTTGCCAATCAGGAAAGAACCCTGTGTATCTAGATAGCTCAGCTACAATTTGATTGTACTTTGCAATGCCACTACTAGCAGCTACAGTAGTTGTAGTACCGTCACCAAAATCTAGAGTAACAGAAGCAAACTCAGTTGACGTTGGATATAATGTACCAATAGCAAATACACCTGTATTTTCCCCTAAAGAAGATTGACGTTGTATAGGAAAATCAAGAATAAGTGAGTTAACTTGCGTATTTGTAGACATCTAAATGTATTTATCTACTCTTGATGGATATCACGGTCCTGTTGTGGGAGGTGAAGTGGTAGTTGGAGCTGATGTTGTAGTCGTAGTAGTTGTTGTTGTAGTTGTGGTCTCTGTGTCTGTATCGTAAGTCACATCATTAGACGGTTCAGCAGGTGTCGGCGAACTACGTTTTCCGCGAGGTCCGCTTGTATTGCCTTCATCGCAAAGAGGACACTCAGTAGTTTCTGGCGCTGGCTGTTGATCGCCGCCATCGCCATCAGGTGACGGTGTTACTTCGCTACTTGAAGGAGACGGTGTTACGCTACTACCTCCATCTGCCGGTTTCTCAGGGGGAACAATATCACCAGGTGTATCATAATCGCATGGGTCACATGGAGTTGACGATTGCTCAGGTGTAGAAGAACTTGTCGATGGCGGGGTTAGGGTTGTAGTAGATGATGTAGTCGATGAACAGCAATCAGACTCTTTAGAACCTTCGAGAGTGTATTTCACCGTTGCAGTAGGATAACATGGATTTCCTGATACAGCGCCACCGTAAGGTGTCATGTCTGCGTCTCCATTTTTTATATCTTCGCCGAGTTGTCTCAATCTATTTTGCGTTTCATTGTCAAACGAGTCAAGTCTATATCTTTTAAATCCTCCCTTACCATCTGGAACAGTGACAGTATCATTGTCTACAGACGATATCTGTTCATCGAGAAATTCCCAACTATCATTATCACGCAATGTTTCTGATTCTACTGTCACTTCACCGCCTCCGCCTATCATAAACGAGACGCGTGGGCTTTCTATAAATTCAAATTCAACGCTATCGCATTTTACAGGTACAAATGTTTCATTAGTGTACTCTACTTTACCATCACTGACAGGAGTACGAGTAGGTACTCGAGTATCGCCAATAGAGCCGCCAAGATCAGGTTCGACCTCTACATGTGTCGCAGGAGGGCACGCACCATATGTAACAGAACACGTCCATTTTAGAGTGTACCCTTCAAGACATCCATCTAGATCAAAAAGAGGCACAGGTGCTTCTTGATTAATTGTTAGAGCTACACTTTCACAGCAATTTTTTGGTTCTTCTGGCTTAGGTGCAGGCTTAGGCTCTGGTTTAGGGTCAGGCTTAGGCTTAGGGTCTGGCTTTGGAGCTGTAGGTGGCGGCGGTGGTTTAGGTGTCGGCGGTTTAGTCGCTGGCGGAGGTAGCGTTAAACTAGGCGATGTTGTTGTACTAATAGGGCGAGTTGTTGTAGTTGCTGGCACGCAATCACTTTGTTGCGTGCACTTTTTACCTGAAAGAATAGGAGTGTTTGATGTTATATCAAACATATCACTAACGCAATCATAGTGAACAGCACCTGATACTACTTGTACTGCTGTATATGCTGTATCGTTACACTTAAGTACTGTGAGTGTAGCAGGACCATTTACTGTAATACAGTAGCAAGGCTGATTAGCTAATATTTTCTTAAGAAGCAATTCTCTATTATAGAGAATATTATAGTCTGCGTTTATTCTAACAACAGGTATATTGCTTATGATAGGTGATGCAGATAAGTAAAAGAAATCAGCACCCATATACTTTTTCGTCAGCTCGCGCTTATTATCAAATATCGAATCTACTTCATTTACTATTTTAAATTCATTTGATGTCTGTGAGAACACAGAAGCTACTAACTCAGCATTGCTTTTAAGAAAGATATCGAGATTGTAGTCTCTGTCCTTGTTGTTATATTCACGTACATCAGGAGTCTTGTTAAAGAACGACGATGCATTATACCTTTCACCTACGATAACATCAAGATTTTGAATAGATTTTGAAGCGTCATCTCTGTTTTGCTTATTTTGAAAAAAGCTTACAATTATCTCTTTAACTGTAGTAGCAACACCTTTATTTGAACCCTTTAACTTCTTTCTAGTTGCTTCAAGTACAATATCATCACGTTTCTTACTATAGTATAGAGCGATTTCTTTTATCTTTCTGCTTATAAACGATAGGGCAACATCAAGATCGTTAGGATTTGTGTAGTCTATCTTTTGAAGGAATATTTGCTCCTCACGAGTAGTGTAGTTAAGGGTTATTTCCTTAATAAAAGTAGTATATGCATCAACTATCTGTGTGTCTGTTGATGACTGTACAGAAGTTTTTATTCTATTCCACTTTGTAAGGTAGTAATTATAGTATGAAGTTATCTCTGTGTGGCTTGTAAACCTACTAACCGCTTTAATAAACTCAAGAAGCGTAAAAGGGTTGGATACATCAGTCGCAAATTGCTTATCAACTGATATATTTGTTATAGATAATGGAACCTCAGGATATCCAAATTTATGATTACTATCCATCTGCATTATTTAGTAAGCGACAGTGACTGATACAGTGTATCTGAAATGATATTTTCGTAGATACCAGACTTGTCTAATAACAGAGTATTATCAATATCAAAAGGAACAGTTGTATGTGTAAAGTTGAGAACTCCACCAACAATATTACCCGCTATCTGTGAATCAAACTCATAGAAGTCGTAGTATGTGTTAATCGACTGCAATGATGTATCTTGTGGCAAAACAAGAGGCCATCCCCAGTTAGGGTTATAGCTAGATAGCTTATACGAAGATGCAGTAGGAGTTGAAGCACACAAAGGCTGATATGTGTTTAACAGTTTGTATATCTTACTAAATTTCTCATATGCTACAATATCTGTACCGGCAGTTATTGTATAAGTAGTTGTATCAATCTTATCTCCTAGGTTTTTGCCATATACATCTTTTGTTGTATACCCGAAATCACTAAAGTTTTCGTTAAACTTGTTGGTTGTGCCGAAAAGCTTATCTCTATTAACTGAGAGAAGATTTACAATACGTTGAATCTTGTTAGGGAAGTTGAGAAGGTTTTTATCAAACATAACAGAATTGTTTGACATTAAATCTGCATATGACATGAGATTTATCACTTCTGCAGTACTAATATTTGTATTGTTGTTAATAAAATTACTAATACGTTCATACAACTTATTACCAAGTGCTTCGACATCTACACTATCGTTTCCGAAGATTGTTCCTAAGAACTCCTCGAATAGCATAGGTTTATCCATTAAGGTTTCTTGGAATATCAGACTCTTGAACATTTGCTCGAAGTCATAGTCTTCATTGAGCTTAACAAGCTTGTAGTAGTTAAGTGGATAAATATTGAAAGTGTTCGAGTTCGCACTAACAGGATCTGCTTCTGTTGTTAGAGTAACTAGTGATTCAGTTGTTATAAACTCGTCTAACTCTGTGTTAATAGTATCGACATACGCAGCACTTAGATAAACACTTGTAAGCGGACTTGATAGTGTACCTGTATATGTAAGGTAACCTCTAAAATAACCTCCGCCTGATAGTGAAGACAGTGTTGACTGCAAGCTACTGATTGAATAGCTACCAGTTTGAACGTTGTTTCCGACAAGGTTAAAAGTAATGTTATCTGGATAAGCTAGAGGTTCATAGTTTTTGACTTTATTACCAACAGAATCTGTTAAACACGCAACAAAGTGAATATTAGTATCTACAAACTTATTCTTATCAATATTAAAGATACTATTCGGGTAACCATCACCTGTAATACCATTAGATGTTATTACAACCTTTGTAGGTGTATTAGCTGCTACGCTACCCGATAGTGTTACATTAAGCGTATTAGATGTATTATCATTATATCTATCAAAGGAGATGTTGAACAACTCTGTAGGCGCATCATCCCTATAAAAGACAATACCTGTTCCTCTATACCCGACAAGTTCTTTTTCACTACTGTATTCATATGATTGTGTAAGTTGAGATCCATCTAGCTTGACATATACTGCTGTAAGAGGCAATTGTATATTTGAAACCTGTTGAATATCATACGAAGATATAGAATCTACGTATGTTCGTGTAAACAGACTGTTGTATATTTCAAGATGATTGTATAGATTATCAGGTAAATTGAAATAATTTACTGATTTTGCACCGCTTAGTGTATATCTAATAGTTGAAACTCTCTTTAACTCTTCAGCTGTAGGTTCTAATACAGTAACAGAGGGTGAAGGTTGATCGATAGGGATGGTTATCTTTGTCTTCTGAAGACTTTTAGGTATAAACTCAAAAGACTGACTGCTTTTAACAGGAGCAGTTACTGTACGTCTGTTAAACAGTCGTATTGGTAGTGTCTGAGTAACAGATAACGCAGGACTAAGACATCCTGCAGTAAGTGCTAGTGATGAGCACTCGATATTAAAGTTATCTTCAATATAATCTTTAATTAAAATGCTTTTTGATATACTTGAACGTATTACTTCGTTGTTTGTCGAGTACACCATTAAAGATACAGTATATCTCCCGGGTTTTTTGTAGATGTGTCGCGGAGAATACTCCTCTACGAACGTTCCATCACCTGTAGACCATATAAGCCGTGTAAACCCTGTTACAGTTGAGGATATTACAGGTACAAACTGCACAGGAGTGCAGTCTAGATTATAAGATGAAAGTGATGTTACACTTCCTGTATAATCTTTAACATTAAAATCGTAGTACTCAGTTGTGTTAATATTACTCATCTATAACATCGATAAAGTTGCTAATTGTTTGCGGATAATCAAGATACGGGAATTTGAAGAACTGTAATTGTGTATCTTGGTTAAGTATAAAAATATCGTCGCTTGGGTACAGTGGATTCCAGCCAAGTAATGACACACCATTAAATCGAAGATCTTCTTGCGAATTATATGTGTATATGTACTTTATACCTTCGATACTTAAGATATTCGAAGATAACTCACTCAAGCTAATGTTTTGGCCGAGTTTATTGTTACGAGGATCAAAGAAATCTTTAATAACAGTAGCAACACGACTACGTAATGTGTCTTTCTGTATCTTATTTGTATTTTCACGTACAACAACAAGTTTACAGTTGTCAGCTATTGTTGTTTGAAGTACTGACTTATTAGAGAAACCTAGTCTAAATGTTACATACACTGGGTCACGCGGCACTACTTCAGTGTTAATCATTTTAATGTCTTTTGTGATATCAACAATTAAATTCTTGAAAGCTGTAGACATATATTCTGGTGTTTGACTGTCTACTTCAACATTGAATGTAGGAACTGTAAACACATTAATATTGTTAAAGTCGCAGCTGTCTGCAAAGTTAACCTGATTGAGTAATACTCTATTTACCTTATTTGGATCTACACTAATGTTGTAAAAGTAGTTTATATAACTATCTAAGAATTCAGTGTTAGATGCAACATAGATTGATTGTGCAAGACCTGTTAGATTCTTTGATAAAAACGAGGTATAATCCTGAGATGTTACAAGTCGTAAATTGCTTGCAACAAAACCAGGAGTATTTTTTCGTATCTCGTCTACTGTCTCGCCTTCAGAGATTATACTAGAGTTATTTGGGTTAGTAAACGCAATGTTTTCACTCAATGCATTTGTCACTACTGTACCTTGCAAATCTGGTTCTACATCAGTGTAGATAGTTTCGAAAAGCGAAGTCGAATAGTTAAAGAGCTTGTTACCGCTTATTGCGTTTTTAGATATAACACCTACAACATTATTACTGAGGATGTAGTATACAATAACTTCATCTCCTTGTTCTAGTTTTCTACCAAAAACACCATTGCCAAATTTAACTTCGTAATTGCCGTTTTCATTAAGTCTTAGATCATACGATCTATCACTTGCACCAGCGAGATACAGGCTATTTGATTCAGCATACTCATAGTATTTGCTTGAAGTAGCTTCTTTAACATATACTGAAATCGTACCATTAGCAATAAACTTAAGTGTGGTAGAGTCAACTATATTGTCTACAACAATAGGAAATGTCTCGTATTCTTCACCTGAAGCTACATAGACCGGATATTGTTCAACTGTACCTTGGTACAAAACTACATTATTGTTAATACTGTCTAGCGTTTGAGTAGCTGTTTCAGTTTTTGTGAATGTGTAGTTCTTTAAAAATGTATATTGAATATCATCTACGAGAAAGTACGAATACTTTCGAATAGTGTAACTCCCTACAGGTAAATTTGCATTAGCTGTTGCGTTTAATGTGCATATCGATGTTTGTTTACCAGTTGGCTTGTATCCAACAAGGTTAACAATCTTATTCATATTCTCATAAAGAGTAGCTTGCGAAAATGTAGACTCAGACGCTGTTGTATTGAGGTAGAACATCAATACATGATATGAGTAAGCTATTATATCAATAATAGAAGACAGGTTACTGCCATCATAGATTTGATCAGTAAAATTCTCATTTGTATTAAGTCTCTTAATGATAAAGTCCTTGAGCGTAAGTGCATCAAATGTCACATAAGCGTCTTGAGGTAGTTTATAATCGATGTTTTGTTCTGGTCTTGACATAGTTAGTAGTATCCATTACTGTTAAGTGCATTCTTCAACGACACTCCGTATATATTTAACGAAGGAACATCAATCTGAAGGGTTATATTGTATTGATTATTATCTGGGTCTGGTATAACAGAAACACCTTGTACTATTACTCTTGGTTCAAAGCGAGGTAAGTTGTTAAAGATGTCATCTCTAATAAAGAACGCTGTATCTGCAGTGATTGGTTCAAAGAGATACTGACGTAAATCAATACCATACTCTGGTGATAGTATTTTCTGGCCAGGTGATGTAAGAAAGCACGTTTTTATACTGTTTTTAACAGCATCGAGATCAAACAAAGCAACAATATCGTTTAACTTTGCTTTTGTGTTGAGTTGATTATTATAGGTATAGCCATCTTCAAAATCGAGTAATACATCCTTATATAGGAATCCCTTCTCTAATGATGCCTCTTTACCTTTACTTGGAGCAATATTTGTAAGTTTTAAACTTATCACTCAAATATTTATTGCCAATCCTTGCAAGCAGCGTGTTTTGGTGTACCTGGTTTTGCACTTGAGCATTTGTGTCTTGCTCTAAACGATTTACGTCTCTTTGGATTAGACTTTTTGACTCTCATATTAGGATCGCCCCAATGAATTCTCTTGTACCCTTCACCGCTAGGATTTTTAACACACTTTGTATACTTCTTACTTTTAAGAGGAGACGATGCTTTTTTTGTAGTGCGTGTACATCTCGAGCCCTTGGATGCTTCAGTTAGTAGCTCTTCTACAAGTTTGTCAAATTCCATACATTTATTTATCACTATGCATAAATATTCTTATGACAAAACGTAACAAGTTCGTTTCACTATATGAATCCTACATGAAGAGATTCCAACGAGGTGGATTTCAAGTTGGAGATGTATTCGTGTTCAACAAAAACTTTAAAAGCGACGAAGGGTATAAACAATTAGGTCAAAATGTTAAGGATCTAATCGATCAAATGATTGAATCAGGCCTTCACATCCGTGTTGTTAATATTAAAGATACAGCTCCTCAAAGATACCCTGCATCAGATGCAGGCTCTTCGTTAGAAGTTAATCTCGATCTTGCAGTTGATACAGGCGGTGGTAGATACATGCATTATGTTACTATTCCATGCTGCTTAGGCGAACCTATTAGATATGGTCAGAACCTACCGCCTATTCCTGATGCAATGAGACGTGTCGATAAGGTGAATATTAAACCAGAAGAGTATGTAGAAGATGAAGAGAACCCTTCAAATAAATCGGAACGTAAGCTCGCTACTAAAAACACAGTTCTTAAGCATAGTAAAGAGCCATACACTGTTAACTACGTCAAAGGTTTAAAATAACTATATTATATAAAAAACTTTACTAACTAATAAATAATAATTATATGAGTTCAGCAAAAAAAGATACAGATATGCTTATGGAAGCATATGAACAGGTTATAGAAGAAGGTCTATTTGATCGCTTTAAAGCTCGTGGTGCACAAGCTATCGGCGCAGTAAAAGGAGCAGGTCAGCAAGTAGCAGGCGGTGCTAAGCAGTTAGCTGGTAAGGCTATATCTAAGGCTGGTGATTATGCACAAAAAGGGGTAGAAGCAGTAGGTGGTTCTGTTGACCCTGGCAAAAATAAATTAACACAGGCAGGTGCTAACCTTCAAAAAACAGGAGCAAAGCAAGTTGGTGCAGGTCAACGTGCTGGCGAAGAAGCTAAATATAGATCATATATCAGCAACACCGTTCAAACACTTATTACTGATCTTACCAAGTTAGGTATGGATGTTAATGATGAAGCTGCTCTTTCTAAAGAACTTACAGATGTTATTACTAAAAATCTTAAGTATGTTACTAAGAGCGGACAACTAATGACTAAAGGCAAAACGACTTTTGGTAGCAAAGTAGTCTAATTGACGCATTCCAAGTTAATCCAGCAAGCGAAAATTGGAGAGAACTTCTTTAAGTTCTCTCCAATTTTTTACGTTAAAAGTGTTTCTATATTTTTCTATAATGCAACGCTTTGATAGTTGTAGTGCTATTTCTATTTCTTGAAGATTGCATCCACGTGCTACGAGGCGTATAAATTTATCCTTATCAAATTCTTTATAATTGCTATTCTTATTTGCTCTTTGTGTATTAACGTAATCGATACCATAACTATTGCAGTACTCTTTTAGAGTTGTATTAGGGTAAAATTTTGACTTTAACGTATTTACATTAATTTTTAAAAGTTTACCTATCTCTTTATTAGTACGCTGCTCTTTGAGATATTTTACAAAAAGCTCTTCTGTTATATCTAGACGTGTCATATGATTATATTTTACTATACTATGCGAATCGCAATACTGTCTTAATGTTTTGTCAGGATAAAATCGACGCTTAAACGTGTCTTTATTAACTTTTAGCTTATTTGATATATATGTTATATCATAACCTTCGCGTAAAAGCATAATAAACGTCTCCTCTTCTAGATCGTGTCTGTAATTATTATTGTGCTGACCAGAGCTCGCACCCTGTCCTCCTTGTTGAAGGTTTAGTAAAACACCGCCTTCACTCCTTAATCCGTACTGTTTAATATATTCTTTCTCGAGATTATACGCAGCCTGTTCAGATTCTATGTTTTCATATAGAATACGAGCAATATCTTGCATTGTCCACCCGCATTTTTGCAACTTAGCGAGTTTATTTTTATGTATATTACTTCTGCTTTGTAAACTACGAGACCTATTTTTTGTACCTTTACCTATATAGAATATCTTACAAGTCTCAGGATCTATGTGACAATATATGTAATACATCATATGTATTTATGTCACTATCTTGTTTATTACACTTCTTCTAGATTTATCCAGCAAGCAAAACAATTAATCTCATGATCTGCTACAAATGCAGCTCGCCACAAATGTTCTGCAATTATTGCGATCATCTCTTTCTTTTTGGATTCGTCAATAGGTCTTTCATATAAGAAGTTAAGATAGTCTTTCATCAGAGTATCATAGTCACCATAGAATTGCTCTTCATTCTCAATAAGATACTTACGTAACTCAATAGAGTTCTTAGCAGATATACTATCAAATATAAAAGTTAGTAGTGCATTACTAGTATTAACTTTCTCGATAGATAACTCACCACTGATACAGTTTTTCTGTACTTCGTTAATACACTTACGTAAATCAGGAAAATTGCTCTTAACCAATTCTACGAACTTCTTCTTCTGATCTTCAGGTATTGTAATACCCTCTTTCTTAAGAATACTATATACAAATCTTACACTATCATCAAGATGAGGCTTGATATCAAGCAATTGACATCTTGACTGAATAGCAGGTATAATCTTATGCTTATAGTTAGCAGTCAAGATAAAACGCGTATACTTTGAGAAAGACTCCATAGTATTACGTAGAGCTGCTTGAGCATTTGAACTCAAGAAGTCAGACTCATCAAGAATAACAACTTTGATACCACCATCAAATGACTTAGTCTGAGCAAAGTTAGATACTTTAGTACGAATTGTATCGATACCATTCTCATCAGAAGCATTGATATACAAATAATCGCAGTTAAGTATCTCCTTAACAATGACAAGAGCCGTAGTAGTTTTACCAGTTCCAGGGCTACCCACGAAAAGTAAGTTAGGTATCTCAGAATTACCTTGATAATCCTGGATGATACCACGAACCCTCTCAGGGAGACTAATCTCTAAGAGGGTTCGTGGTCTATACTTTTCGCACCAAATTCCGTTTAAGTCAAGAGCCATAATTATCTTCCAGAAGAACCAAAACCATTAGCACCACGATCGCTTTCTGCAGTCTCGCCTTCTTCTACAAGAACATTATAGTTACGATATACAACAAATTGTGCTATTTTATCACCTTTTTCAACAATATATTCTGTATCAGTGTTGTTATACAACTTAATACCAGCATTTCCTCTGTATCCAGGATCAATAATACCTGGATGAGGCGAAACACCATACTTAAATCCTAAACCACTACGACCTTCAACTTTTACCCAGAAGTCAGGTGAAATTTCAGCAAATTCAAGGCCAACATCTACAACTGCACTACCTCTAGCAGGAATTGCTTTATTCTCAACGCTATAAACATCAAACCCTACATCACTAGCATTATTTTTCGTGGGTAGCTTTGCGTCAGGATGCACTTTCTTAAATTTAAGGCGTGTATCAATTTTGCGTACTTCAACACTTGAGTTAGTAGATACTGTTTGACCATCAGACGGATAACTATATTCGATTTGCATGTCATGATTATATGACTAAATACATAAAAATCAATAAGTAATTTCATGGAAGATTCACTCGACGAAGCAGTCAACGATATTTTATCACAACTCAAAGATACTACAGCACTTGCGCGTAAAGTGCCGGTACAAGAACAAGATCTTCAAAAGGAAGACTTAGAGAGATACATTATCAGTACATCTGGTAAGTTAATTAACAAGACGCTCGGAATTATCGACAATGTTCAGGATTATATCAGTTCTGCACCTGAAGCAAAAGATGTAACAGCGTTAGCAGAACTACTCAAAGCAGCTTCTTCATCAATTGAATCGTTAAACAAGGTATATACATCAATTGAACGCAATAAGACTGTAAAAGAGGTTAAGCAAATGGATATTGATTCAAGAGAGAAGATCAATGTTAACGATAACGCTACTTTCCTACTGTCTCGTAAAGAAGTAATGCAAGAACTGCTTAAGAAAGCAGAAGAGCCTGAGCCAAAAGTCGTTGATGTTTAATCGTTCTTTGTAATCGGTTCTTGCTTAGGTTTACTAAGGTCACCTAGCTGTCCTTCGACAGTATGAAGATTAAGTATGGTGTTTTTAGCATCGTTCTTGATTTCGAGCTTAAATTCACGTACTTTATCGCTTTCGAATGTATTACCTATAAGATCTGCACTAATAACAGCTTGTTTTGTATCTCCACCTTGAAAATATTCACTAATACGGTGAATTACATACTGAGTTGATACATCTGTGTTACGTTCTTTGTCAAATAAGTTAATCTCGCGGTTAAACTCATACAATCTGTATGTTTCATCACCAAGAAACTCTTTAATTTTAGGAAATATTTCAGCAGATAGTGATTGTGTATTGGTCCACGATGTTGTATCAGCAACAAGGTAAGATCCATGCGGTGTACTATTATTTGCCTGAGCTGATACCTCTCTCAGCTGATTATCAAGTACAATAGAGCCTAGAACACAATTCTGGTAGACAGTGTTAGATGCTTTAGTTAGCTCATTATGAGAATCTAGAATAAACTTAGGTACCTTTTTAAGTGTAAGTACATTTATATCATATACAGTTGTATCTGCTAGTTCCGATATAGGAGTCTCAACTGTAGATCTATTAAGGTTGCCTTGAACACCTAGAGTATCAGGAGTATTCTTCCAGTACTTTTTATCTAATGTCAATGCACTAAGAAACCCTTTAAAAGGGCTGTTTCGAAGCTGCGTTAGGTAGTACGTAATAGTATATTCATCTACCTTCGTACCTATGTCTTCTAGCGAAGTTATAAAAACTTTTAACTGTCTTACACCAGCATGATAGATTTTTTTAAAATTTTCCATTAAAGTTTTATCTTCTTCTGAAAAATTTCCTAGAGTGTCGAGATTGCCGATAAGCTCCTCTGACTGTTTCTTAGTTAAAAGAACAGCTCTTAAACGTTCAACTTTTTTTGATAACTTATACATCTTGATCGTTATTACCAGTTTTATATGATGGCCCTGCAAATGTCTTTACAGCTTTAATTGTGTTCCTATATGTAGAGCCTAATTTTATATGTTCAACTCCTGTTACAAACCACCTACCAAGGAGAAGAGGGCTTTTCGCTTCTTTCTTCTGAAGGGATATATCAATAAATGTACCTGGTTGTCTAGCTAAGTTTCCGTTAGTTGTAATCATTATTTGATTGTTGCGAAATATAAAATCGTTAATCATATTTGCTTTTACTATATTTACATTATCAACTCGGCTATACGGTAGCCGATATGTCTTAAATTCACCTTCTAGTTTTTCCTTTGTCATAGGAAGATGTCTCACAGGTTCACCGTACATCATTGGAAACTTCTTCACAAACTTCTCTTCCCATTCAGCTCTTACATCTTTAATACGGAGTTGGTCAATATGATTTTCGCCTAGAATATCATCATAACTCATTACATTCGTATTCATAAAAAATTGATTAGAATCATCGACACTATACTTATCGAGTGAGATACTAGTAACATTACTTATATTTCTATCAGATGGAGTATCACGTGGTGTATCAGGGTTATCTTCACTACCTATTTGTACGTCTTGCTTAGTTAATATTTCGCCTGAATGAAATGCTTCTATTAAGAGCTCACTATTCTTCTCAAAGAAGTCCTTACTCATTGTTTTGAGAGAATACTTACCGTCTCTTTCTTTCGAGAGGATTCCTTTTACAGGTGTATCACCATCTTTAAAGTAATAATATTGTAGTAAGTAATATATAACATCGATATACCTATAATTAACAGATGGTACAAATGGATCTGTTAAAGATAAAATAAAGTCACCATCTTCAAATATCTCTTCACCAGCATCGTCTTTCTTTATCTCAAACTTAAACTCTTTGAGTATGTCCTTAATAATTTTACCAGCTTTACCGCTATATGCACGACCATATGGGAATTTGTGCAATAGCATAGATTCATGGTTATCTATGAAGTAAAACACCTTAAGATTTTTAATAGGTGTACCATCATCCACTATGTTCTTTTCACCTATTATAGTAAATGTAGAGTTTATCTCAGTATTATTCGCTTCATCACGTAAGAATATGTCAATCTTATCAGAACCATCTCCTCTGAAAATAAACTTACTATCTATAAAATTAGATGGGTTTGCGATAGTGATAGCGCCATCTGGAAATGGGTCAAACAGACTCTCATCGTATAACAAGTTCTGTACCGCAGAGTCTTTAAATGAAAACTCTTGACCCGTACCGTTATAGATCTTGTATTTGTATTGGTACGATGAACCATTTAATTTAGTTAAAGTGTTTTCCATTACCTTGAGTTATTTTAGTTATTTGACTTAGTACTAATGATAGATACTCAGGTTTAATATACTCTATTTGGATCCCTCCCGAAACAACGAATCTATTCGTCTCAAGTGTTTTTTTGTTTATTAGAAACAAAAGCCACCAAAGCTTCATATCACCATAGATTTTGTAAGATAAGATAGTCAAAGGCATATCTGATTTTACATTGTAAAAACTAACAAGTTCGTCATCTATAGTATCTGGTATCTCAATCTTCTTAAGAATATTATAAAACAGAAATTCCTTTGTGTTCTTTTCTGTTGTATATAGCTTAAAAATCCTCTCGTAAGCAGTTATGCTTAGAGAACTTAGGGATTTAATATCGGATTGATAGTTACCTAATTTCATAATATTATTTTTATTCTACCCTTAATTATTAGAATATTTACTTTCTAGTTCTCTTGGTTCTGTGTATAGAGATGTGAAAGTGATTGTTACTCTATAACCTTCAGGTATCAGTTTGCCACCTAGGTATTTTCTCTGCCCTACAAGCTTGACATCAACATTAGCTGATGCCCAGCTAATATATCTGTAACCTGGAACTGTTACTTTCCACAAAGCTGCAGGCTCTACGATAAGACCTGATGACCTACTCAGTTTATTTATAGTTATTAATTTTTTAACAAGCTCGTAGTTTTTCTCGTAATCGTTAGAATTAATTGTATTAATTAAAGAGAACTCAATGCCAACTGATCCTTCTCCTAACTCTGCGTAGTTAAAGAATTTTGGTGGTTCGTATAGTGATCCAGGCGAAGTAATGTTTGCTTGAAACTGTCCTACTGCTGTTTGAACATTAGCAGCTAGTTGACTTACAACACCTACAGCTCCTAATGAAGCAAGTCCCTGCGTTCCGTTAGTAGATCCAACATAGTTGTCCGCCCACGATGTACTAATTTGTCTAACGTCGTCACCAAAATAAGGAAAAATCCAACCATCTGATGTAGCATTACCTGCGTCCATGGGATGAAGGTTATCATAGTAACTAACACCATCTGAAGATGTGATAGCGTTACCCCATGTCGATATTTGATTAAGTATATCACTCTTCAGAATCAAGTATGATGTAGCGAATATACGCGGCACCTCGTCTAACAACGGGCCGGTTGCTGTTGTCCATTTATACTGGTTATTAGCAGCTATATTGTAGATACTCACAATAATATTTAGACAGGAGATAGGGTATAAGGTGATGAACCATACATACTTCTACTTGTTTCAGTTCCAGTATCAAACTTATTACTTGATGATACATTAGTCGAACCTCCAGATGTATTATTAATTACAGTTGGCTTAGCCTTTTCTACAATGCCCAATTGCATTTTTGACGTTTTAAGCAACTCAGATAGTATCTGAGTCTGTTGAACTATAAGATTGTTCTGACTTGTTAGGTCAATCGATGCATTCTGTGATTGTTCTTTTGCACCGCTTGTAGCTATTTTTTCTGCTTCCTTTGCTTTCAAACCCGCCTCTTTTGTAACAATGTCGCCTGCTGCTCTCGCTATACCTAATGCTTTTGGCTGTTCAGGTACAAAAGCTGGTGGTGGGGTTGTAAGCTGAGGGTCAGTAATAGTAGGTGTTGAAGGCTGAGGAGCTTGCTCTTTATTATCTGTTTTAGCGCCCTCTTTTTGAGTTTCACGTCTGACAAAATCCTTAGAGCTCATTTGCATATTACCCTCTAATGAAGTGAATGTATCTGCTTGCTTATCATATCTCCACTTCTTACCAGTTTTATCGTTATAAAACTTCATTTTTGAAGGACCAGAATCAGCAGAGTTCCATAACTTGAGTTTTTCTTCTAGTGTATCTATTTTACCAGTCTTATCAGTATCATACTTCGCAGTCTTCTCTTGAGATTTCTCTTCAGCTACCTTTAAATTAGCTTCTGATTTAGCAGCAGCTCTTGACGACTCGATAAGATCATAAGTTGCAAGACCAATAGCTGAGCTGGTCTCAAGCGGAGATAGAACTGCTTTTCCTAAAGTGCCGAAAAAATCTTTTTGGTAATCAAGTGATTCAGCTGTTGCTCTTAAATTCTCTCTACCTGCTTCTGTTGATAGTTTTGTTACTGCGGTAACTCCATCGATAGCTAGTGCTAATGGAGCCACAACCTTTCCTGCCACTTTACCGACAGTTCCGACTGCAGAGCCTACCTTACCTAACGCAGGCGCTATAGATCCAACAGCCGTACCTATAGTACCTAAAGCAGCTGTAGCTTTTCCTGCGCCACCTACGCCTTTTGTAGCAGTTGATACCTTAGAACCTACATCTAGAACCTTACTTCCTATTGAACCAGCTTTTGTAGCAACTTTTGGAATTACTGTAGGTACCTTTGGTACAGTAGGTACAGATACCTTTGGCACTTTCGGCACTGCTACTTTAGGTACAGATACTTTAGGTACTTTTGGTACAGATACCTTTGGTGCTCTTGAAAATATCTTAGGCAAACGTATTTTACTTAGTTTTCTTCTTGCTAAGCGTGGAAGCGATCTTGGTGCTCTTCTTAGACGTCTTACTCCTCGCTTTGCTTTCTTAACCCCATCCTTCGCAGAATCAAAAGTATCTTTTAAAGAATCAAAAGTATCTTTAATACCCATAATACTGTCAAGTAATCCACCTCCATCTTCAGAATCACTATCTTTTTTACCCTTAACTCTAGTACCTGAAAACGATTGTTTTCCAGGCATACCAAATTCTGATTGACGTATTAACGCCTTCTCCTTTTTATCAACTTTCTTTGTTAGATTGAAATTATACTGAGCTTTTGCTAAGATAGTACCTATTTCATAAACCCTTGATCGTTCATTACTGCTTAACCGTGGATTGACAGATCTCTCACCTATCCCAAGGGTAGAACCTGGTCCAGGTATAACATTTTTTTCTGCTAACTGTTTTGAGCTACTATCCTGAGGTTGAGTACTATCACTTAATCCTTCTAACCGTGTAGTAAAGAATTGAACGATTTCAGCTAGTGTTTTGACATTAGATGTGTCTTTATTCACATCTTTATTTATTATACGCTAAAGAATTCGCGATCAATAACCAATACACGTTCATCTACAGTTAACAGACTGAGCTCATTTTCTTTAAATTCCTCAATATAACTTACTACTCCCTTAGTACACATGATAGGTAGCTTATCAAATAGCTCAAGTCTATCAGCTATAGTAAGGTCGCTCAATACTAATACTGTATCATCTATAGTTAGTGACTTAATATATTTGAGTACCTCCACTGAATAAATGAGACGAGTGTTATACTCTTCATCTCTTGTTAGATTAGCTTTCAGGTAATCAAGTAAGACAATTTCATCTTTAAGATATGGCATCTCAATGGAGATTGATAGGTTACCAGTCTTAACATCTTTAATAAGTTCGACACCGTTAGTCCATTTCGAGTCTGATGTTAGTTCAGATAAGTCAACATCACCAAAGTAATTATCTATAGATATATTACGTAATTTAATTGCGAGGTATGCTCTGTCACATAAGCGAGCGTCTGAAACTTCTTCAGTAATTATCTCATTAAGAGTCTTTGTGAAACCTATTAACTCATACTCATCTGTAACGCCTTCTGTTAAAAGTTTTTTTTGTTGGATTATGTTCAGAGGAGTTATATTTACTTCTTTGCCTGATGAAGGAAGTTTGACAGAGGCTGCTGGAGGAGTAAGTGTTGCGACTTTATCAAGAAACGATTGGAGATCTACCATACAGACTATTTATATTGTTTGAGACGAATGGCTATCTGTACTATAGATTTCATCTACATAATATTCAATATCCGACATTGTAGATTTATAAAGTATATCAGAACTGATTCGCTTTGAAAGGTACAGTAGTACCTCTCTACAGTAATGTAGATCGTATATACTGTACAGATTTTTTATTAACTCGTATGGTTCTGATGTAAGAAAATCAATTGAGATGCGTATATTTCTTTTTGGTGACTCGAATAACACGTATTCCCATTGAATACTCTTGTAGAACTCTCTTACTAGTTTAAACGTTGATGGAGGCAATTTAGATACTATAGACAGTTGATCAGACTTTGGTAGAGTATCAAAGCAAATAACATTATCTTGTATATCTATAGTCTTAATTGTTTCTATAAATGTATCATCATTACTATCTCTTATTAATGTCCTTGGAAGTGTGAATGTTATAGAAAGCAATCCATCTGTAATAGTTTTGTCTACACGACTTACGCCGTCAAAGCATTTGAATAAGTTTGACATATTTAAATCGATATACTTATCGTTATCTTTTATACGAACTTTCTCACTAAGCCATAACTGACGAGCTTTTAACAATACAAAAAATTTATCTACAATACAGAGAGGTTCTATCTCGAAATGATCAATAAGATACTTAAACAGACTCTCATCATCATTTTCATAAGAGAGTCTTGCAATATCTATTACATTGTTAAACAAGAATGGTTTAACAGTAAACGGCTTTTTTGATATAGGTAGATGTATAGTGAACATTATTATGCAATATTTCCAGTATCATTAATTATATCACCTGTAAAATAACCTTGTGTTTCGAGAGGGTATTTAACCTTATAGTTTGTATAGCCAAATGTAATGGTCTTAACACTGAATTCGTCACCTGTATAGTTTAGTGTTACACCTTCAGCGTTAGTAGGAAACGCACCATAGAATGTATATTCTTTACGCATTTTCATTTTTCTATCATACTGCGTGAGTGTTATAGTAGATCTCAATTTACCGCCCAACAAACCATCAATGCCTAGTGCAATAATCCATGGTCTAAAGAGCATTGCCTCTATATCTGCATTAGTTTCTAGAAAATTAATAGAAACATTTCGCTGTAAGAAATCAACACGTTGTGATACGCCTTGCCCAGGCATAAATGCACCTCTGCTACTATCTACACCGATAGATACAGCTTCTATTTGCTCTCCCGGTATAGTAAAATCTTGAGCTACAAATATATTGTTATTATTCGTATCAGTCCAATCTAGAGGAGATTTGGCTACCCACGCTCCGTAGTCTGCTTTACTTAATGTTGAATTTATATTATCTGCTAACCCTTGAGGTTCATCGACAGTTACAGTCCATAAAAACGGTAATGGTATTGAAAATTTATCAAATGTAGAAAATACCGTTAAAAACGATGGAACTATGTTACTCATACAGTTATTTATACAAAAAAAGCGCTACGTAAACCGTAGCGCTTTGAATATTAGTGCTTATTAGATTAAGCACTAAAGTCTTGATAGAAGTGGTAGGAGAAAGTAACTGGGAAGTTAAGTATTTCACCTGTACCATCAGCGATCTCATGTGAAATCTCTCCGATATTTCTTATAGAAGCACCAACGAGGGTAATGGTTGATATTTCTTCTAGATCTTTATTAAGCACAGAAAGAGTGATTGTGTCACCTGTCCCTGGCATATAGTAGTCACCTGTTGAAGTATCATTGTTAAATACAGCGCGCGATGCTTGTTCGAAACGCTTTCTCAAGTCAATATTCTCTTCGTGGTAGAAGTTAATTGAATAGCCTTCAGAATTATCATAAGATGATTTTCCTGGAACGTTAAACTGTTGACCAAAGTAGTTAACAGCTTTATTTTCAATTGTTCTACCTGGAAGAGCTGCAGATCTTGCATACACAAGATCTGACTCACCGTTAAAAACAGCATTACCTGCAAGATTAATTTGTTTGACTCTAAACAAGAAGTCTCTTGCAAATTGTCTTCTTTGTGCTTGCTGGAAGAATGTTTGGATTGTAGTTGCCATATATTATTATTTATGAGTTAGTTAGATTAGCCACCGATAATTTCACGGAAGTTGGTATCAGTTCTAGTTGCGACAAAGTTAAGAAGAATAAACTCACTTGCGCGTACAGGCTTGATGTAGAAGTCAACTACCAGTTCGTTATTATCAATAACTTGTGGTGTATTGTTTCTTTCATCGCACACAATCAAGTAATCATATACCCCTTCTGTGTTCTTAGCTCTATCAAAGATAGGTACAAGAGCATTAACAAGTCGCGTACGAGTAAATGTTGTGTTTGGTTCAAATACGAAGAACTGTGATAGTTTCTTAGAAGGTCTTTCGAGAGCTAAGAACAATCTACGAACATTAATTCTGTCAAATGCACTAGGCTTACGGCTAAGTGTCTTTTGACCGTAGATAACATTGCCCTGAGCAGGGAAGAATGTTACTGGGTTAAGATTTACTTTGTAAAGCTCATCACGTTGTTTCTGATTTGGTGTTGAAGCAAGCTCAAGAGCATTTGTTACAAGACCATTTGTGAAACCAGCAGGTGCAATCCATGGATATCTAGCAGCGTCGTTTCTAGCTATTGCTGCAGCAGCAAAACCAGAGAATGGAGCCCATACTTGTTGGCCAGAGTATGAATCATATACTTTCGACCAGTTTGCATAAGCAGCAGCATATGATGTATTAGCTGTGCTGAACAAGTGTCTAAGTGCCCAGTAAATGTCTCTTTGATAGATTGAATTCTTATTAGCTGCAATCTTGTTGTTTGTACCAGTTACGAAGATATGACGTAGTGGGTCAGCAACAAACATACAGTCACCACGACCACCGCCGATATAACCAGGTGAGCAGAAGTTTGCAAACTTGTTAAAGATTGTCATGTAGTTGTTACGAAGTGTAACACCATCGTTGCTCGGCGTACCTGTTGTTCTTAGACCAGATACTTGAGTTGATAGATTGCTGTTATAGTTAGTCTCGTCGTAGTATGCAGTTTGAGCACCAGAAGCAGCAGCGTAAATTGTACCTAGACCAGCTTCAACAACAAGATCTAATTCATAGATATCGTCGTTGCGAACCGAATCAAGTGCACGGTCAAGCTTAGTTGGAATATCTCCAAGATCTTTTGTATTAGCTGCAACACCTGTATAAGCACCTAGAGGGTAAAGGTTATCAGCAAAACCTAGAGTAGCAACAAGCGAGTTAAGTGTACTTGTCGATACGCCTGAAGTTGTTTGATTATTGTTATCGATAAGAGACTTAGTTAACACGCGAACCTTCTTAAGCGGAACACCATCTACACCAATCGAAGATGTACTAAGTCTGTTAGAGATAAAATCATTAACAAGAACTGTAGTGTTACGTGAGTTTTCATCAGTGCTTTCTAGGAAATAACTAATAGCAGGACCGCCTTTTTCGTCATTGATAGTTTTGAAATAATCAATCGAACCAACTACTTTTTCGTCGAGAACATAATCAAGCTTGAATGCTTCAGTTGAGAAAAGCGATTTACGAAGCTTAAACACACCGATATTAAGTAAATCAGCATCTTGAGTTTCGCTTGGTTGATAATCAGTAAGATTCTCCATCACTTGCGAAATACTGTTCGAAGCACCATTAACTGCTGCAGTAAGTTGGAACTGAAGTGTACCAGTTGGAACAGGAATGTATGTTGCTGTAGAAGTTAAGCTCGAGTTGAGTGTGTTAACACCTGTAATACTATTAAATGCCGTACCAGGGTTAAGATTGAAGTTATCACCAATACCGATATAGTAACCTTCGAACTGATCGTTAATCGCTGTTTGTGATTTATTGAGAACAACGACACCAGCTTTTCCAAGGTCGCCAAGAGTGCTAAAAGATGTGCTAGCAGAAGCAGACCATGTAAACGCAGATCCTTCAATAATTGACTGATACTGTGTGTCAGTAAGTTCCATGTGTGTAGGTGAACCTAAGACATATGTACCTGCAGAAACGTTAAGCGTATTGGATGTAGCACTAGTAGAAGATGTAACAGTAGAAACTGGATATACAAGAGCGGAATACTTTGTTGTAAATCCGCTACCACTTCCAAGGCCATATGGCAATCTTGATGTATAAATGTTTGCTGGAGAGTTAAGAAGCTCTCTCACTGTGTGATAGAAGTATCTTTCTGCTGAGTTAGTAGGAGTACCGTAGATTAGCTCAAGTTCATCACGTGTTGTGATCTTAAGCACTTCATCTGATGGACCTTGATTTGCAAAGCCTGTTACGAATACTGTTGTTCCAACATTGTTTGGAGCTACGAGTGATAAATCGCGCTCGCGAACTTCCACACCTGGTGACAAAATTGTTCTTGTTGACATATATGATTATTTATACGTCTTCAGATTTTTTTTGTCAGAACGCTAGCTTTTCAACATGCATCTGAGAATATACAAAGGTAAATCCACTAGTAATTTCACCAGATTCTTGATAATTGTAATCGATAGTATTAATTGATGTAGGAAACGCTTTTGTATACTTAAAAGCAATTTTTTTATTGTTGTATTCATCAAGACCATAAATGGTCATATCAGTTTGATAATCACTAAAATTAGAATCAATTTGAATATTTTGAGCATTATATCTGCCCTCTGTTTGATCGTGAAGTAGGTTTAACCACTGATATATCACCCAATAGTTATTGTATTCATTATCTATGTTAAATTTTACATTAACAGGCGGATATGAGTTTTTAGAATGTGAAGAAACATACAGTGTATTACCTGCATATCTATTCTCAATTGCAGGTACAGTTATCTCAGGTACCATGCTACCAAATATCGAGAACTTAACAGCATCTGGTTTAACAGACCTACCATCTTCCTCGCTTCTTAGTGTATTTGAGAATGTCTTTAAGATTGGAGGTAAATCGAACACAAGTAGAAACTTATCAACTCGCGACTTATTTAAAATTGATTGTGGTAGTGTATTGACCATTGCTATTATTTATAGTGACATCCATCCCTCTTGTTGTAACCATTCAATTTCGGCTAATTGCTCAGAATCTCCCATACCGAATACAACAGGTGATAAGAATGCGTTATTTTCTCCAATTACTTCAAAATCGTTATAAATTGAAGTAGGGTCTTCAAAAAGAGCCACACCATAATCAATAGGAGTAATCATAGCAGGTTTACCGTGTTCATCAACTTCAACAATGTCAAAGTATCTTTCGGTTATTTCTTTTTCAAGAACAAACAGTGCCCATAAGCATGACATAACTCTATCATCATTATATCCTGATTTAGCCTTCCATATACCATTAGGGTGTCTGACAAAGTCCTTAAATTCCTTGAGTGTATCGATATCGCGGAATGTTACAGTTCTTAGCTCGTTTACAAAGTACCTCATGTTACGTACACCAGCACCCTTTGTATTAGTATGAGCTATCATACCCATCTGTGGCTTAGCTCTACCAGCTACTTTAGCTCCATATGATACAACCTTTGTATATCCAAGATCAAAAGCAAGTCTATCAACAACTTGAGCTCCGCAATTGTTTCGCTCGATGAGAGCAAGAGGCGACCCCCAGTTTTTGAGAATAGTATGAAGCTTATTAGAGAATTCGAGAGGTGGTATATGCCTATTATGATACACTGCTACTTGTGTAATATCTCTAAGATCTGTTATGTCAAATATCTGAATGACACTAGCATCAAGACCGACTCCTTCAGATATATCGACACCTGCAACATATACTTTTTCTGGATTCGGCTCTTCCCAGAGTTTGTAATTGCCTTCATCTAATATAATAGGCGCAGGCGTACATCTCTGTGACATATCAAGGAATAGCTCTTGGTCGATAGATGATTCACCAGTAGATAGGAATTGACACTCAAACTCCTGCAACCAGTCTTCTGATGAACCAAGAGTTTTTCTTGTTGTCTCTGCCCACTTCTCATCTCGACCTGGTACTTCATGCCATAGAATCTTATCATGAGCCCATCCATTTTCTTCCTTCTCAGCACCATCATACAATTTATAAAACAAGTTATCTGTACCATTAGCCGTAGAGCACACGAATATCTTAGATTTTTTCGATGATGAAATAATAGGAAAAACAGATTTCCAGAACTCATCCATCAAGTGAGGCTCAATGTGACCCATCTCGTCAATAACAACAACGTTCACGGATTGACCCCTCGCTGCTGACCCTGTTGTAGTTGATATACCTATTCTACTACCATTATCTAGTGTCATCGATGTCTTACCATATTCTTTAACACCTGGCTTTAGCCACACTGGTAATTCTTCAAACGCTAATCGTACACGTTGAAAGATTTCTATCGCAGTAGCCTCTTTGTTAGCTACAAGTAGAATACGCTGGTCGTCATTAAAGCATGCTTGCCATAAAACATAGATTGTCATCATCGTTGATTTACCAATCTGTCTTGATGCTAACAAGATGAAGAATCTATTGTCTCTCATCTTGCGTATAGCTCTCTTCTGACACGAATGCAATTTAATCTTCTCACGACCCCTATCTAGATTAATAATAAAGAAGAAGTTTTCAGCAAAGTAGAGAATGTTTTCTCTAGCTTTTCTGAGCTCTTTTATCATCCATGGTTCGTACTCAAGTACCGTGTTAGCTGCTGGTAGGTTAGGATTTCCTAGATAGTATTCTGTTTTATCTGACTTTTTGGCCATATAGTATAAATATACTTATGTCAAAAAGAGACTTTTTTAAACTTGGTGAAATATATAGTAACCAGCTCAACAATATTAAACACAAAATTGTAACTGAGCAAAAGCATCAGGGCAAAGTGAAACCTGGAGAAATCGGTGAAGCTCCTCTTATTAAAGGTGGTCCAGATTCTACAGAAGGATATGTTAAGGATCTCATTGATAAGAAGAACAAGAAGATCAAAGATGATAACCTTTATGATATCAACAATTTGTCACAAGATGAAACATCTGAAGAGACAGAAAAAGAAGCTAAGTCGAAGAAATTGACAACAGAATCACAAAAAATAGCGAGAAGAAGTATAAATAAATTTATGAGAAAAAAATCTTTGTTTGATAGACTCTACGAAAATGTTATGACCCCAGGTGCACCTGCTCCTGATATGGGTGGTGAAATGGATCAAGAACAAGAACTTGACGCTCTTGGCATTGAAGACGAAGGTCTTGAAGATGACCTAGGCGGCGAAGGTGATGAAGTTACATTCACTCTTGATCGCGCTACAGCACAAAAACTTCACGAAGTTCTTATGAGCGTTCTTGAAGGTGGCGAAGAAGACCTTGGTGACGAGGGTGACTTCGACATGGGCGACGAAAATGCAGATGACGACTTCGGTGGCGATGACTTCGGCGATGAAGACGAAGAAGAACTCGGTCACACTCTTGTCAATGCTAAACAAGTTGACATGGGTAAGAACAACAAAGTTGGTAACCTCAAAGTTAAATCAGGCGGTGCTAGCTCAGCATACACAAACAAAGTAGGTGACGATGGCGATCATGGTCATGCTCTTGTTAATGCTAAGCAACCAGATATGGGCAAAAATAACAAAGTTGGCAAGCTTAAAACTGGCACATCTTTGTTTGAACAATAATTCTTAATTAAGACAAGGAATTGAGAGCGGGCTTAGTTGAAAGACTAAGCCCGTTTTTGTATAAATAACAGTATGACTACCTTCAAGGAGTACTTTTTAACAGAATATGCAAAGAAAGAAAACGCACTACAAAGTCGTTTAGTGTCGTTAAAGTCTGGACCAAATGGTAAGTCGTTTGATAGAGTGCATATGAGAAAGAATCCAGGCACAGTAAGAAAAGAATATATACCAAAGCACACTATACCTAATGGTGTTGTATCTGGCCCGCAGCTCATTAAGTTACTACAATCATATAAGATCGATTTCGCTCCAGGTAAAACAAAACACCTTGGTAACTCTTCATCCACCGTTCAAATGTATACAGGTGATGATGGTGTACAGTATGGCAAAGTGTCTACACTAAATAAGTAATATGGGATGTAATCCATCAAGAACTGATTGCACTATTGATAGTGTATTTGCTGGTGCAGCTAACCTTAATTGTGGGCAGTTGCTTAACCCTGCGAATCTCATGGGTGAGCAGTTAGTATTTGATATGGCTTTTAGAGACCTAATTAACAATTTAGGTACACCAGTAAATTATTACATTCATTCGTTCAATTTATCTGCAGCTGATACATTTTATGGCTCAGATCCAACATCAGTTTTCTATGGACCTGTTTCATTGATGATGTACCTCGAGCTAACTGATGGTGCTATTAAGTTATCTAAGTTTGGCTTCACACCGGATGATGAATTCACCGGATATGTTCATATTGAAACATTTGAGAATCAAATAGCTGATAGAGACTTCTACATCAGAACACAAACAGGAGCACTTTCGAGTTATAACGAGTATCTTACATATGTACAAGCTCAATCATCAACTCCTGGATTTAATTTTCCTGCTAACATTGATACGACAGCTCCTGAAGTAGGTGGTTATGATTTCAGTACATCAAGATATTCAGCACTACAACTTTATAATAGCACTGGTCAATCAGTAGAGCCAAAATCTGGCGATCTAATCGAAGTGTGGCCTCTTGGCTGTGATAGACCAAATGGTAGAGGCTCTAAGATTTATGAAGTAACAGAGAGAACTGATCAAGATATAGCTACTCTTAACCCTGTTCTTGGTCACTATGTTTACCGTTTAAGAGCTAAGAGATATATGCATTCATTCGAGCCTGGAGCACCAACAGAGAAACAAAATCAACAAATATTCGACAATGCTTTCTCTGGTATTATATCATCAACTATACCTGGCGTGTCAGCCTCTTCTGCGAAGTCGTACCCAGGCGATATAGATAACACCTCGAGAAACGAGGTGTTTGACATGTCGGTAAATAATACCGATATCTATGGTGAATACTATTAAAGCTTATCTCCTACAATAATACTGTTGCCTGATAGAGTAAAGTTATGAGTAGGTTGCTTAAGATCAACTTTAACATTATTAGCAGCAGCAACATCTGTAATAAACTCTGATAGTTCTCTGTGCATTGCAAAGATAGCTGGTGCTCTATCTCCAAGCTCGTTTAGGATTTCCTGAGGAGTAAAGCTATCATCCGCCCATACAAGATCAATGCCTCTACGCTGTACACTAACTAAATCATTAAATGTTTCACATGTCGTATTCACAATTATATTAGCAACAGCTTTGAGTCTCTGTTGTCTCATTTCAGGTGTTACAGTCGGCGCGGCAGGAATTTTGTTATCAGTTAAGATTGACATATATGATATTTATGCTTTGTTGTATATATTACTTGAATCGAGAGGGTCTGAGAGAACTGCATAGTAAATTGCTTCTTCATCAAACATTTGAGTATATTTGTCGAATGGACACTCAGCAGGAATACCACCGATTTCGAAATCATACAAATATGATTTTCTATGACCTTTAGAGTAATCAGCTTTAGGAAGAATATTTGCATGCATATCGTAACCGAATAATGTAGGAGATGTAACATTCCATATTACTTTCGATGGCTTACCAATTGCAGCAGCAATATGCTGTAAAGAAGAATCGATAAGAATACGTTCGGTTGATAAGTGTATGATAGCTGCTAAAGTACCTACTGTGCAACGTTCATCTAATCTCTCGCAGTTCTCGAGTACAGGGTGATACTGATTACACACATGTAATACATGATAACCTTTCTGTACTAACATATTCACTATTGACTGAGCAATATTAGGGTGAATATCTCTAGCCCAGTTATACGGTAGCGTATGAACGCTACCTCCGAATGGCTGAAAGACGCAAAGTGGTTTCTGATTACCTAAAAATCGTTTACCTGCAATTTCTACCTCTCTAAAATTAAAATTAAGTGATGAACTCTTGTATTGCTTTGTACCAACAAGATTGCACCAGGTTTTAATAAGGTGCAATCTCTTAAAAATATGATCTTGCTGTCTGTACGGATCCTGAGCGAAGATTTTTGTATCTGTCCTGCCTGAGATATAATCTCTATAGAAATACTCGAGACTGTTGAGGTCTCTACTCTCACTTACACCTTCATTGCGTTCAAATACTCCAGGATACGCGCTACATACAATAATATCATCGTCTTTATTTTCATGCTTATATGAATTGATAACACTAGTAGCAGCTACATGCTTACCTAGTCCTCCTGTTATATGAAAGATTGTTCTCATTGATCGAAATTTGATTTAAAGTTCTGCCTGTCTTGATATACAGTGTTGAATGGCTCTGTTTTTTTAACAAGATATTTTCCACCCACTCTATTATTTACAGACATGTGTTGAATGATCTTAGCATAAAAGTTATCAATCTCCATTCCTGATGGAATAGCCATATTAACAATATCTTCATATATATTTTCGGAAAGAGCGTACGCGTGAGTTGTAACTATCTGATTTCTGAATAACTGCTCTTCAAGACCACCTAAGTAGAGCATATCAAAATCGTGAAGATGGTTGTAGTTGCC